ATGAAGCTTACGCTACCGCTCGCCAATGGGGCTGGCTATCGGTAAACGATATTAGAGACCTAGAGAACCTTAACCCGGTAGAGGGTGGAGATATTTACCTGCAGCCTTTAAATATGGTGCAGAGTGGGCAGGACGACACTAACGTAGATGCGGACTAATGCCCTGGACTGACTACCCACAAGCTGCAACGGATAACGCTAAGAGAGCGTTAAAGATCCGCGAGGAAGAAGGCACCGACTGCGGTACGCCGGTAGGCTGGGAAAGCGCCCGTATTATAGCCAATAAAGAAGCTATAACGGAGCAACGCTTACCGCGTGTTTATAGCTTCCTAAGCCGTGCTAAAGTGTACGATAAGGGACGCTTTAAAGATGAGGACGGTAAGCAGATCTGCGGAAGTATAATGTACGCAGCCTGGGGCGGTGATGAGATGCACCGCTGGGCGGAAAGAACCTTAGAGAATATGGAAGAAGAGAAAAGCTTACGCCACATTAAAAGCGTAGAAGAAACAGCTACCGAGATAATTATAACCTACGGAAAAGCTGAGGAAGTAGAAGAGGCTGGCTACGATAAAGAAGAAGAACGCGCGGAAGCGGGCGAGCTTAAAGTAGGCGACTTCGTAAGCTGGAACAGCTCCGGCGGTAGAAGCCAAGGCGTAGTAAGAGAAATAGAGACTAACGGGCAAATAGAAAGCGATAGCGGCTTTAAGGTAAACGGCACGGCCGAAGATCCAGCGGCGCTTATTTCTATTTACGAATACGATAGCGAAGAGAGCGCTTTTGTAGAGCGTAAGCCGCCTTTAAGAGTAGCGCACTTATTCAGCACCTTAACTAAGGTAGACGGTGCAGAGGTACGCAGTCTTAACGAAGTAGTAGAGCAGAGAGCTTACGACGGCGAGCTTAAAGCAGCTGTAGAAGGCCGCACAGTAGAAGGCTACGCTAGCGTCTTTAATTCAATGAGTGAGGACTTAGGCGGCTTTCGTGAGATCATATTACCGGGAGCTTTTAGTAACGTGCTAGATAACGACGTAAGAGCGTTATATAACCACGATAGCAACTACTTACTAGCGCGTACTACTTCGGGAACCCTAGAGCTTAAAGAGGACGATAAAGGCCTTTACTACCGCTTTGAGATGCCTAACACAAGCTACGGAAACGATATGCTAGAGCTCTTTAGACGTGGCGACTTAAGCCAGTCGAGCTTCGGCTTTACAGTAGAAAAGGACAGCTGGCGAATGGAACAAGGCCAGCACGTAAGATATATAGAGAGGGTAGGCTCTCTATTTGACGTAAGCCCGGTAGTTTACCCGGCGTATGCGTCAGCCTCTAGCGGACTACGCAGCGCCGAGCCCAAGGGCGAAGGCGAAGCGGAGGAAGCAAGAGAGACACCTACCGAGGAATTAAATTATAATTTACACAACGCTTTAATTAAACTAGCTAAAGATGAATGCTAAACAAATGCGCGAAAAGCGCGGCGCTCTAGTAGAGCAAATGCAGGGAATGGTAGCGGCTGCAAAAGCAGAAGGCCGTAACCTTTCAAACGAGGAAAACGAAAAATTCGACGCAATTTCTAACGAAGTAGACGAGCTCCGCTCTGCTGCTGCTCGTATTGAGCGTGCTGAAGAATTGAAGAAAGAAATGGCTGCAAAAGCTGAGGTACGCGACAACGCACCTGCTGCTAAAGTAGAAGCTCGCGACGCGTTTAACGCTTACTTACGTAAGGGAATGAACGGTATTAATTCAGCAGAAGCTCGCGCACTCGCAGAGCTTCGCGGTACTGATACGCAGATTACTACTAACGACGGTTTAGGTGGTTTCTTGGTACCGGAAAACTGGAGCGACTTCGTAAGCGCTACGGAATTATTCAAGTCGGACATCGAGCAAGTAGCTACAGTTATCCGCACGGCTAACGGTCAGCACTTCAACCTACCAGCTAACGACGATACAGCGGTAGTAGCTGCTATCTTAGGAGAAGGTACAGCAGAAGGTGTTAGCGATATGACTTTCACTAATGTGAAGTTCGAGCCGTTTACTTACTCTTCTAAAATTGTAAAAGTATCTAACCAATTGATTAGCGATAACGCTTTCGATTTGGCTAGCTTCGTAGGTGGTCAATTGGCTAACCGTTTGAAGCGTGGTATTAACGCACACCTAACTACTGGTACGGGTTCTTCACAGCCTCAAGGTATCGTAGCTGGATCTACTGCAGGTAAAACTGCTGCTTCTGCTACAGCTGTAACAGTTAGCGAAGTAATGGACTTATTTTACTCGGTAGATGCTTCTTACCGTAACGCTCCTGGTGCTGGGTTTATGATGAACAGCGCAACAGCTAAAGCTGTGAGAGTTCTAGGTTTCGGTAGCTCAAACGACTTCCCAGCGTACGTACCGGGAATGAGCGTAGGTGAGCCGGATATGCTTTTCGGTAAGCCGGTATACATTAACGAAGATATGGACGGTATCGCTACTGGTAAGAAGTCTATTATTTTCGGTGATCTTAAGCAGTACTACGTACACGAAGCTGGCGGCGTACAGTTACTACGTCTTAACGAGCGTTTCGCTGATGCCCTCTCAACGGGCTTCATCGCTTATCGCAGAGTCGACGGTAACGTACTACAAGGTTCAGCTATTAAGCACTTAGTACAAGCGTAAGCTTAGGCAGCTAATGAAGGTTATATTTAACCAAGCTATAGCAGGGGCAGACTTCTACTACACCTCCGGGCAAGTAGTAGAGCTGCCCTCTGCAGCTGCTGCTGAGTTTTTAAACGCGGGCTTCTGCGAAGTAGTAGAGGAGAAGCCGGCAGTAAAAGCCGAAAGAGCAGTAAGTAAGAAAAGCACTAAAAGAAATACTAGAGCTAAGTAATGAGCTACACGATAATTACCCCAGCAACTTTAAAAGCTTTAACCGTACAAGAGGTTAAGGATTATTTGCGCGTAGATAGCGACGCAGAGGACACCCTGCTAGGGGTTCTTATTGACGCGGCTACACAAATGGCCGAGAGTTATTTAGGAAGGTTTCTTTTAACTACCGTTATAGAGGAGTTCTACGATTTTTTCCCCGTGTATAAAACGGGCGTAGATCCTTTCCGCGGAGATCGTAATATAATTTATTTAAGTAGAGGGCCAGTACAAAGCTTAGCGAGCGTTAAATACATCGACGGCAACGGCGACGAAATTACCGTAAACGCTAGCGACTACCGTACGGACTTAGTAAGTGAGCCTAGCCGCATCTTTCCGGAGTACGGCTGGTACGGTACTAAGGACACGGTAAACGCTGTTATAGTTCGTTATACTTGTGGTTATACTCAAGCCTCGGACGTACCGGCTAACATAAAAATGGCTATGCTTTTAATGATTGGCGAAATGTACGAGAAGAGAGTAGACAGCGTACACCGCCTACCTACAGCTTCCGAGTATTTACTAAACCCTTATAGAGTTTTCCGCTTTGATTGATCCAGGCCAACTAGATAGAAGGATTACTTTACAAAGTGCTAGCGTAAGTACGGACGGCTTCGGCCAGGCCGTACGAACGTACAGCACCTTAGCGCAGGTATGGGCCAAGGTCGAGTACAAGGGAACGAATGAGGGTAACGAAGCTAGTAAATTAACAAGCGTAAATAAGGTGCAATTTACAATACGCTACCGCTCGGATGTAGACGCCACAGTAAAAATAAGCTGGGGCGGTAATACTTACGAGATAGAGGGCGTAAACTTAGAGGGCAGAGAGCGTTACCTTATTATGGATACTAGACTTACCGACTAATGGCTAGGGGTGGTATCGTTATGAATGTAGAAGGCTTAGAGAAAGCTTTGGCAAAACTAGAAGAGCTAAAAAAAATAGACCGCTCTAAAGCTAGAGACTTTAAGCGGAGCTTGCGTAAAAGTGCTAAGCCCTTAGTAACTGCTATGAAGACTAGAATAAAAAACAGTAATAGAAGCAGCATAAAAATAGGTAAGGTTACAACTAACTTTAGCACGGGTAAAAGTAAAGACGTTACCTATAAAAGCGGAAACCTTCGCAGATCTATAGCTTTTATTCCTTCTAAAACCCCTGGCTTAATAGGTTACGTAGGTGCTAGATTTGGGAAAAGAGCAGGTAAAACCTATGACGGTTATTACGCAGCTATAGTAAACTACGGTACTAAAAGAGGGGGCGCAAAAGGATTGGCTGTAGCAAGCGGTAGAAGTGGGCGCTTTGGCAAGACTGCCCAATTGAAAGATAGAAGAAACGTAGACTTTGCTATAGACGCTTACAAACAAGCAGGTAAGCAAGTAGAGAGAGCGCTACAAAAAGAGGTAAACTTTATACTAAAGAAGACCTTAAACCAACTTAGTAGAAAATGAACGAAGGCAAAGCTATATACTCAATTCTAACCAGCGACAGCGAAGTAAGCGCTATTGTAGGTACTAGAGTTTACCCCCAAATAGCAGCACAAGAGGCAGCCTTTCCTTTTGTGGTTTATATTCTTTCGGATATAGAGCCAAGTGATACTAAGAGCGGAGTAAGCACATTAGACGAGGCTAGATACGAAGTGTTAGCGGTATGTGAAACTTACGCAGAGTTAGCGGATTTAACAAATAAGATAAGAACAGCTTTAGACCGTTATACTGGAACAGTCGCCGGTGTAGTTATTGACTCTATACAGTTTACAGATATAGACACCTCTAACGACGATAAAAACGAGGTTTATTTAACTAGTTCGGAATATATAATAAGAGTTAAGCGATGAAAATAACACTAACGAAAAAAGTAACCTTACCTAGTGGTAAGAAGCTAGACAAAGGTCTAACTTTAAACGTAGTAAACGAATACGGCCTAGAGCTTATAGAAGCTGGTAAAGCTGTAGAATTTGGGGCAGAGGCCCCGCAAGTAAAAGAAGATAAACTAAATAATCTAGATTAAAATGGCAACTACCGGAATTATGAACGGAACCCTACTAGGGGTTTATGTAGGGTCTACTCTAATAGCTCACGCTACCGAGGGCTCTATTTCTCTCTCAATGGACACGAGAGACGCAACAACTAAAGACTCTAGCGCTACTCGCGATTTATTAGAGGCTACTAAGTCGGGTACTATCTCAGTATCTGCACTTTACGCTGAAGATGCAGCCTACGGCGTAGATGATCTTATGACAGCTTGGAGCGGACGCTCACAGCTTACAGTTAAATTTTCTACCGAGGTAAGCGGAGATCATTACTGGTCTGCTGCTGCTTACGTAACTTCTTTAGAGGTTTCTAGTGGAATGGAGGACAATGTAAGTTACTCGGCTACTTTAGAGCTTACGCGAGCTATTACGTACTCTACAGTAGCGTAATAAACACTAACACAAACACTTAAAGCAAATGGTTAAACACGTAGAAATAGGAGGAGTAAGCAGGCCGGTTAAGTTCGGCTTTGCTGCGCTTATGGAATTTACCGAGTCTAACGGCTATACTATGGCCGACTTAGATAAACTAGGCGAGAATATGAAACTTAAGGATGCGCTCTTTTTAGTGTGGTGTGGATTGAAGCACGGCGCTAGAGTAGAAAAGCAACCTTTTAGCTATACTATCGAAGATATAGCAGATTGGCTAGACGAAAAGCCCGAAGCTATGGAGGAGGTACTTAATGTGTTTAGCTCTAGCTTTAGTTCTTCGGAAGAGGAAAAAAAGTAGACGGGGCGCCGGGTGAAAGCCCGGCAGCCCCTTTAACTTTTGACTACTACCAGGAGCTAGCCCTAGGGCAGCTTAATTGGAGTCCGGCAACCTTCTACGAAGCGACGCCTAGAGAATTGGAGAACGCCCTTAAGGGCTTCTTTAATTTATACGAAGTAACCCAGCGGCAAAGCTGGGAGCGTGAGAGGTGGAGTACTACAACACTAGTAAACCTACAGCTACCGAAAAACAAAAAGCTAAAACCTACGGACTTAGTCCGCTTCCCTTGGGAAAACAAACACAAAGCCGCAAAGCTAAACAAACAAGAAGCTAAAGCAATTCTAAGCAGATGGCAAAAAAGAGCATAGCGAGTACTAACATTCGAATAGGTGTAAGTACAGCAGGACTTAGTAAGGGATTAGCAAAAGCACAAAAAAGCTTACAGCGATTTGGTGCTAGTGCTAAAAGTATGGGGTCTACGATAAATAGAAGCGTAGGCTTACCTTTTGCCCTTGCAGGTGCTGCAGGTGTAAAAATGGCTCTAGATCTAGAGAAAAGTTTTGCTACTATTGAGAACCTCGTAGGTATTACGGGCAAAGCTTTAGAGGATTTTAAAGGAAGCGTTAAAGATGTAAGTAGCGCTACCGGGCAAAGCCAGCAAGAATTAAGCGACGCGCTCTTTACCGTAGCCTCTGCAGGTCTTAGAGGCGCAGAAGCTACTGACGTATTAGAAAGAGCGGCTAAAGCGTCCTCTATTGGATTAGGGGAAACCAAGAGCATAGCCCAAGCTTTAACGGGGGTTATGCAGGCTTACAGTAAATCGGGAATGACTGCAGCCCAGGCTACCGACACTTTAACAGCAATCGTAAGAGAGGGTAACCTTGAGGCCGAAAGTTTAGCCCCTACCCTAGGTAGGGTAGTAGGTTTAGGTGCCCAGCTAGGTATTAGCTTTGAGGAGCTAGGCGCTAACATAGCAACATTTACCCGTTTAGGGGTTTCAGCAGAAGAGGCTGTAACTGGGTTAAGTGGTGTTATGACGGGCTTTGTAAAGCCTACCGAAAAGTCTAAAAAAGCCCTAGCTTCTATAGGACTTACTAGCGAAGACTTACGTAAAAAGGTAGGTAAGGATGGGCTACAAAGTACTTTAGCTTTCCTTACTGAAGCATTTAAAGGTAACGACGAAGCGCTTACCGGTGTATTCGGTAACGTAAGAGCGTTAAGTAACGTATTAGGTACGGCAGGAGCCCAAGGCGACGCTTACGCAGACGTGTTAAATAACATATCTAACGCTACTGGAATAGTCGACGATGGATTTGCAAACGTAAGTAATACATCGGGCTTTAAGTTAAATAAGGCTTTTAACGAGCTTAAAAACGTAGGCGTAGAGCTAGGGGCTACACTACTGCCAATAGTTACCAAAGTAGCCAATTTTGTAAAAGGAGTATTAGAGGGCTTTAATAGCTTATCGAGTGAGACTAAAACGCAAATACTTTCTATCGTAGCAATAGTAGCGGCAAGCGGCCCTATAATGACGGCTATAGGTTTTATAGCTTCAGCTTTAGGCGCACTACTTAGCCCGGTGGGTTTAGTTATTGCTGGTATTGCTTTAGCAGGGTATGCTATATATAAGTTTTGGGACGAGGTTAAGCCTATCTTTGTAAAGATAGCTAACGCTTGGATAGACCTATATAATGAAAATCTTAACTTTAGAGCTTCGGTTCAGTTTTTAGTATTTGTATTTAAAAGCCTTTGGGACGGTATTAAGGTAGTTTTTGAAAACATTACCGGAGGATTTAAAAATATAGCTAATCTTATAGTAGGAATTTTAAGCCTCGATAGGGCGCAAATTTCTAAAGCTCTTGACGGTTTAAAAAATGGCTTTGCAGAGGTTACGGGTGAAATAGGTGATCTTGTAAGTGAAAACTGGCAAGAGATGCTAGAAAATCTAAACCCTAGAGAAAAAGTAGAGCTAGTAACTGAGCAAGGCCTGCAGGAAGGAGTCGATAAGATGAAAGGCTTCTTAATGGAGAAATGGGCAGGCATTACCTCTATGTTTACCTGGGGAGGTATTGGCGCAGGAGCAGGTACTGGCGGCGCCGGAGTTGCTGGCGGCGGCG